GGGGATGGGGGGGGCGGTTTCCCGCCCTCCCATTAGTTAGTTATTGGGTAATTGCTTTTAAAATACAACTTCCGTATGTTTGGTTTCCGCTTTCTGTTTGGTGTACCCCGTCGTCACTCCAACCAAAACCGCCGACAACCAATTGTATTGTATCGCTTGACGCCGGAACATTCCCGTAAAAATGAACCTTTACAGGCTTAACGGCGTAATCGGTTGCAAACGGTACAACTTGGCTCCAATCTTGACCCTTCGTTAAATGAATTAACGACGGGTCAACGTCAGATGTAACAAACCAACCGTCGGTACGTTCAACATACGCATCAATTCCGGTAACATCAACGCCGTTTACCCATACACGGAACGCACGATTAACGTTACCAATGTCCGCCCCGTCAACTACATAATCTGCAACGCCCGACGACGGTATGTTTATGATTTTTGGGTTAGACAACGCACCGTCGTTAAAACGTATTTGTTCGTCGGATATATTAACGAATGTACCGTCGTGTTGGTCGGCTATTTCCTGTTGTAATTCGTTATACCCCCAACCGCTACAATAATCGTTCGTGTTAAATGCACTTATACCAACGACTAATAATTGCGCATTAGGGTTTGACGCCTTGAATTTCTCAACCAATGTGTTGTAATTAGTGCGAACTTGACCCAATCGACGAACGGCAAATTGTGCGCCGACCATATCGGACAAATTATTGTAATGCCATATTTCCGATACGCTGAACGGTTTAACCCATGTAACAACGCCGTTTACTTTATCAACCGTTGCAACCGTTCTAACTGCAAATTCCCGCCAATCGCTACGATATTCGCCGATTTTGATAAAATCGCCAACCTCAATTTCTGACGTCTTTATATCGTCAGACGTCAAAGAAAAAGGCGTAATTGCCTGTATTGTTCCGGTACATAACCCCGTTTGAAAACTTGTGTTTCCCGTATTAGTAATATAAATAACCTCCTTTAACTTGACGTTCTTTATTTCCTCCAACGTGAATGTTTGTTCCCGAACCAATACCCGGTCGATTTGATAACGGTCGTCGTTTGTTCCATATTCCAACATTAGAACATCAAAATAAGGCAAATAACGAACGCATCGCCAATCGTGCCATTGGTTTTCGCTAATAGCCCTAAACAAATCATACCCGCCAAATGCGGCGTTCATAAAGTCATTTAATTCGGCGCACGCAAAATCAAAATCGAAATACGGATTGGTTCCACCTGTAATTACTATTTTGATACGGTGCATACCGTATGCGTCAAATGAAAAACGCAACACGGCATCCGGGTTGTTAATAACAGGGCTTAACGGATAACCCGAACGTGTAACCGCATCCGCCGTAAGGCTTGCAATATTTACGGGATTTACATTTTCCGTATTCCCGTTTTCGTCCTCGTTGAAATCCGATTGAGTAAAGCCAATCGCACGTCCTACGTTATACGTCAATTGGATTGTCGTACCATTTGCCGGGGCAACCGGGAAATACAATATACGGCGGGGTTGTCCGTCATTATACGGGGCAAATGTCATTATTGTACGAACTGCGTAACAATCGCCGCCGGATAAACCGGGGTTCATGGATACCGTTTTTGCCGTTCCATTAACTGTAACGGCAAAATTATAACTATCCAAATGGTCGATAACAAAAGACTTTTGCGCACCCGTTCCGGCAAATGTCTGTGTACGTTGTCCCAACATTGTTTTATTACGATTGTTATAAGAGCCAATTTTTACATCATTGTCGTAAATATCAAATGTTGCGTAATTGGTTGTTCGCTCAATAAATTGCACTAAATCGACGTGCGAACCGAATATGGTAAAAGCTAATGAACTGCCAACGCCCGTTATTTTTTTGTTAACAATCCCTTTGGCTGTATTTGTCAATACCTTTTGATTATATGGACGATTTGCAACGGTTCCCGTTGTTATCAAATTCGTTGTTTTGTTCGCAAGTGCTAACAAACCGTCAACCAAATAAGCCAACCAACCGGAATACGCATTGCGTGTCGTGGATTTTGAAGAACCAAAAATTGCGTAACTTTTTGCTTTTACGGGTTGTACAACATTTTCTATGTTGCTTATCGCATTATTTACATAATCAATTGTTGCATTTTGATATACCGGGGGGGTATATATGGTTACATAGTCCGCCAATTCGTCCTCTATATATGTTGAAAACACAAAATCACTCATTAACGTATCGCTTAAGGTCGTATTATTATACGCCGTAAATTCCGGTATTGTAACAACGGTATTCTTCCACAAATCGCCGTCTAACAATACATAATAACGTGTTCCATTCAGTCCAACCCGCACATACATTGGGAAACGTGCATCTTTGTAAATTACTCCATACCGAAGCCATGCAGCCGACGCACACCCCCAAAATTCCAATATAGCCTCTGTAATGCCATAACCTTTGTTAGAAATATCCTTTATCTGTATGCGCATACGATACGCCGTATTTAACGACGGGGTAAATTCTGCGGGTAATGCAATTTTCATTTTGTAACCCGGATATTCTGAACTACCCAAAGAGGCGGCAACCAATGGCGTAAATGTGGTTGCAATAGACGTTGGGGTTGGCTTTATTTGGTATCCGTTTTGCAATGTAACATTTCCGTTCTCTGCTTGATACACATTTGTATATGTTTCATCCAAACTTTGCCTCCCGGAAATACTCCAACCGTCATATATAGGCGTTACGTTTATAGTATTCCCCAAACCGTCAATGCCTACTTTTTTGATATACAATGCAAGATTGTCACCCAATGTTGTTCTTAAACTCGTATTATCGATTCCAATAACAATACAAATAAAGCCGTCAGAATTGACGCATAAACGCACGGGGGTTGTATTTCCGTCGCTCCAAAAGAATCTGGGTGTATAGTAATTAAATGTTCCATTTGAACGACCCCAAAACGAAATCGTCATTGTCTTATACCCTACTTTTCCGCGTGAACTTGTTTTTGCGCTTATCTCAAAAAAATAATTCAATTCGTTAGCAAACTTGTACGGTGTTTTGAAAACATATACAGGTAACGGCGCATTTCCCGCCCATGCCGTACAATTAGGAACAAATGTTTTAACGGACGAACCATTGATATTTGATTGTTTTTCTTTTAAATCCAATGTAGCCGGATTAAAAGTATTTAAGTCCGATAAAAAAACATTGTTGGGCGACAATATATAATACGGGGTTGCGTCCAACGCATCGTCAACAAAGATTGACGAACCGATTGCAAATGCTGACCAATCAATTGCACATTGTATCTGAACGGTTCCCGCACCATAAACAAACGTTCGGTTGTATGGCGTTGCACCTCCGTTAGCATTTTCCGGGCTGTTTGCATCTGCCCAATTTGAATCAATATACGCCCAACCCGAACCCGTATTTATCTTAAAACGTAATTCGTGGTTTGTTTCCGTTGTACGACGTACCAATGAAACGGCAATTTGTATGTTGGGATAATTAGCGGGGATAATATTGTTGAAAACAACTTTTACCCCGGTAAAAGCCGCAACCCATTTTGCCCGGTCTGATTTGTCTAACGTTCGATTTTGGTAAAAACTATCTTGCGCCGCTATATTATACGTCGTTTGTTGGGGCGCAATTGGCAACGTCCATGCGCTCCACGTATTGCCCGCATTGTTGTAAAACACTTGGACGGTATCGGTAACAACTGCATTGCTACCAAAATTCACATACGCCCCCGGTTGGGCGGCTAAATAGAAAACATTTGCGTCCGGGGTTCCCGGCACGGTTGTTGGCGTCGCTATACCCGCAAATGTTCTGTTTACTCCTATTCCATTGACAATAGATAACAACGTACTTTGCAAAATTGCTCCGGTAATCCCTTGATTGCCATTTGTTTTTATAACATCCGCAATCGCTTGTTTTAATTCTTGATAATTCGCCATAATTAATTAATTTAATCGTTATTAAAATCATTATTGTAATCGCTGTTAAAATCGCCAATATTTGCCCCTAAATATCCACGACCTATTTTTTTAACGACGGTTGCTGTCTGAAATTCTATTTCCACGCTCGCCAAATCTCCCTGCGTCTGCCATTTTGGGGTAATTAGAAACGTGTCGCAATCGTATTCCCTGCCGTATTTATCCGTTATGTGTATATAATCAGCCATACGAATAAAACGCATAACATCGCATAAGTATTCCGGTGCCAATATAGTACATTTGAACGTCTTTACCGATATTTGTTTTTCCGGGAAAAAATAACCGTCCCTTTCCTCTCCATCCTCTTCAAATTCATAATCCGGCTTTCCTAACTCTGTGCAAAGATACAACGTGTTTTTGAATGTCGGATTTTTATAAACTATTTGTCCGGCGTCAAATACTAAATTTTCAATGTCCCACCAATCAATTTTCAAATAACCGGAAACGTCTTGCACAACCGTAAACATTTCAGAATACCACGTTTGAACGCCATCAGATAACCGCAAATAATAAATTCCGTCAAACTGATTTAACGGCATGGGTAATATTGCCGGGTATAATATTACATCATATCCCAACGACTGAAACCGGACAACTTGCAATCCGGTTTCCCTCATGTATGTTGTTATATTTGCAATTTGTTTTCCGGTTTTATCATATAGAATAACAGACGTAACAGAATTTAAACGGGTATTTCTTATTATCTGAAACGGCAATAATCTATCAGCCGGTGCGAACAATGGGTATATTTGCCCGTATGCGTAACTTTTACGGTGGTTCTGCTGCTCTATTGACGTGTACCACGGCAATACGCTTATATTGTTATTCTGTATCATATTTCAACGTTGCTTTAATGTTTCGACTACACAAATTTACGCTTAATTTATCAACTTGACCGTTACCGATATACGTTTTTATTAGTTGCATCGGGTTTGGGTCGTCATTTGCCGGAAAACTAAACGTTTGTTTCTTCTTTCTCTCAATACCGTATGCGTAAACCTCGGAACCGTTTATTGATACACGACGGGCGGGTAAATCATATAACCAATACGGGGATTGCAGATTGATAAACGCCAAATATCCGTTTTGCAAAAAGTATTCGACCCCGTTAATAGTTTGGCGGGTAAATGGTAATATCCATTGCGACCCGGACGTTGGCGGAACGGCGGCAAACAAGGCGAACCCGTCCGAACTCATATTGCCGGGGTTTAACAACATCATATCAATATCGGACGTAAAGTTTGATATATTAATTTCCTCAACCTTTCCGGGCGTTACATACTTGCTTATTACTTGTATCGGCAACCCTTCAAATGCCGCCGTAACGTCGTCCATCCATTCAAATTGGTAACGTTCCGGCAAATCGACCTTATCAAACGAA